GAGCGGGTAAATGCTGAACAGGCTGCATTGCAGTCTCAAAGTCGGCAACGCCTAGTTCTCGATCAAGCCCAACTCCTAGCGGATAGGCTGCCCGATCTAGCCGACCCCAAAAAGGCCCCCGTGGTCATGGACCGGCTGATGCGTACGGCAGAGCATTTCGGATTTCAAAGACCTGAAATCGAGGGTGTCCTCGATCATCGTCAAATGCTGGTGCTGTATGCAGCTTCCGAGTGGCTGCAAGAGCGTCAACAGAAATCCCAGGTGCGCCAGAAAGCCAATGGCGACGCTTCTGCAAGCAACACTCCCGCTCCTAAGAAGATCTTACTTCGCCCTGGCTCCTCTCAGAACAGCGCCGAAAGCCAATCTAAGCGGCTGACGGTGGAAGCCTTTAACCGGGCGCGGAAGACTGGGTCGGTCGAGGACGTTGCCAAAACCCTCATCCTGTCGGCGCCTAAACGCAGATAGAGGGCCTGTGCGCCCTCATGTAGGGGGCCACAATGGGCGTCACCGCAGGTACTATTCAGACTTATGCATATGCGACTTTGCGCGAGGATCTTTCTTCGGCAGAAAACATGATCAGCCCGACTGAAACGCCGTTTATGACGGCGACAAAGAAGGTCAAGGCGAAGAACAAACTCCATGAATGGCCGCTCACTGAGCTTGGTGCTGTTGAAACCAACCGAGTGATCGAAGGCGAAGCTGCCCCGGCCATCAATGCCGGTGTAACGCCATTCCGGCGTCAGAATTACTGCCAGATCTCGGACAAGGTCATCCTGATCTCCGACAGCACGCCGAAGCATGATGACGCGGCCGGAACCGAAAGTCTCGCCAAGCAGATCAGCTACAAATTGAAGGAGCTGAAGCGCGATAAGGAAACCATGTTGCTGGACAATGTGGCGGCCTCTGCTGGATCAGCCTCTACGGCGCGCATATCGGCCGGGTTTGGTGCCTTCCTGATTACCAATCCAGTGCGTGCAGCTGCCGGTTCGCCGGTCGCACCGACACTCTCCAACTCACCGCGTACCGGTGACGGTTATCCCAACGCTGCGGCGACGGCAGGCACGGCTGAAGCGCTCACCGAGGCGAACTTCAACCTCGCCATGATGAATGCCTGGAATGCCGGGGGTAATCCCAAATATGCCTATGTCACGGCGGCCCATAAGCGGAAGATCTCCACGACCTTCGTGGCGAATGCGACCCGCTACAAATCAGCCGACGACAAGAAGCTGATTGCCGCGATCGACGTCTATGAGAGCGACTTCGGACAGGTGCAGATTGTCCCTGATCGCTTCATGCACGCCAACTCGATCTATCTGGTTGATCCTGAGTACGTTGCGATCGCGACGCTCATGGAGACGCGGCAGGTGCCGCTGGCGCGCACCGGTCATGCCGAGAGCATCCTCATCCAGTGCGAATACTGCCTGGAGGTCGGTAACGAAAAGGCTCACTCCGGCGTCATGAACCTCACTTCGACTGGCTCATAAGCCAGCCTGAGGGGCGTCCTTTCACCTCCCTGGGGGGCGTCCCTTTTTTCAACAGATTAAAGGAACGAGCAGATGGCAAAAGCCGACAAACTCTACATCGAGTTGCAGCACGACTTTGGCTACAAGGGCGTGCACCTGGGCAAAGGCTTCGTGTTTGAGCCTGAGGATCGCGCCTGGGCAGAACACCTTGTCGCCATGGGCGATGCCAAAGAGGTGGAAGCCCCGGATAAAGCGCCGGAGAAGCCATGGGAAGTTGCCCATGAGGCAGCAGCTGCCGAGGCCAAGGCCGCCAAGCATCCGACCGAGCCCAGAGGCTATGGTAATGCACCAAAAAAGTGACAAAGCGGAGGACGTCCTCCTCCCCCGCCAAGTCGAAGAAATATGGGACCACGAGCAGGGCCTCATCATCAAAGCGACGCAGGACGTAGAAAGCCTGCTGGAGGAGAACCACGCGGATAGAACTTCTGGAAATAATGGCTACAGTGTATCGCGCACCACGCGCAGGATTGGTTCGATCCCGCTGATCTTTATCGAGCAGAAGATGCGTGAGACTGGGATCAACTTCTTTGATGGCAGCCCCGAGGCTCAGAAGGGGTTGCGAAGACTGTTACACGAATACCCTAAGTTCAAAACGGTCGATAACCTCTAAGAGGAGAAGTGTGATGTCAGCTGTTCCCGTGACTATCCATTGCATGATCTATCCCAGAAATAAGACTGTGGAGCCGTACCCGGCTACGCTTGTTGGGTTCGCAGAGATCACCGGCCTGGAAGTAGGCGGAGGCCCAATCTTGCCACCTGATGTAATCCCCCCGGTTGAACCACCGCTGGTGATCTGGCCCCCGGAAGGGCCGCTCGAAGGTGCAGAGGTACTGCCCGTGTGGCCCCTAGATCCGCCTGTGCCTCCAGTTGAGCCGCCAACTGCGGTTGAGAAGCCGCATGAGGGGTGGAATTGGTCTGCAGCTAATAGTGGCTGGTATTACCTGTATATCCCGCGCGAAGGCGAAGCCTCGCCAAAGAAAAAGTAGTGAAAACCATGGGCAAGAAGAAGCCGAAACCGAAACCGTCTAAGCCTGGAATGTTCAAGTAATCAAGTCGGCGCGACGCCAGAGTTGGCAGGGCCATTGTGACAATGGGACTACAGCATGGCGTTTCCGACGACATTTTCAGGATGGATCAGTTACATCCGCAACTGGATAGGGGCGGATGAGTATTCCGATGCGCAGATTGGGCAGTTTCTCGATCTAGGGACAACGAGGTTAAACAACGACTTAGCCAGTTACCCGATGGAGAAACTGTTCCACCACACCATCTTGGCGCCTGATCACGAGCAGCCGATCGATCTTGTCATGACGATCCCGGATTTCAACAAGATCAGATTGGTGGCGGTACAAGGCATCGGTTCGCTCGATGTCGCAGCGCTCAACGAGTATGTGGACAAGGCGCAGGATCTTAACCACACTGACTATACGCCGCAGCTCTACAATATTGATCATGGTCAGCTTTTTATCTGGCCGTGGCCTGCCGAGAATGCGGTAGTCGATATTTATTACTATGAGATGGTCCCGCCCCTGTCGCCGACCGTCAACGCCAACACCTTTTCCCGCAAGCACCCGGATTTGTTGCTCCACGCTGCCTCGTTGGAAGCCGCCGCCTACATGGTCGAGGATGAGCGCATTCCGGTGTGGGAGAGCAAATACGCGGCCGGTGTCATTGTTGCCAATGGCAACGTGTCGAAGATCAAGATGGGCTCGACGCCGCTCAAGCGGCAGATCACGGGGCTGTCATGACCCACACCATTGGTCCTGGCTATCACTCCGACCAAGCGGTGCGAGGCAACACCTACAAACGCCAGTTTGTGTGCAAGAGCGCCGATGACACACCGGTCGATCTGACCGGCTACACGGTCAAATGGCGGGGCGTCTATGGCGATACGATCATCGAGAAGACCACCGCCGATGGTTCTCTGACGATGACCACGCCCACTAATGGCACGGTCCTGCTGGTCCTGACGCCGACCGAGACGCGGCTGATCCCGGCTGAAGAAAACATGCGCTACGAATTGGAGCTGGTGGCTGGGGACCTGACCCAGACGACGGTCCTGTGGGGGGATCTGGTCGGCAAGGGGGGCTACACCAGTGACTGAGATTGTCGAAGTCATTGTTCCCGCCTCGCCACAGGTTGTCGAGATACAGGTCCCTGGTATTCAAGGACCAGTTGGGCCAATTGGTCCTGAAGGACCGCCGGGGGATGCTGGTGGTCCTCCTGGGCCTGCTGGCCCCACAGGACCTGCTGGCCCCGCAGGACCCGCAGGTGTCGCGAATGTTTCTACTTCAGACACACCACCGATTTCTCCAGCAGACGGTGACCTGTGGTGGAACAGCACCAATGGCAATTTCTATATTTACTATGATGATGGCACGAGCAGTCAGTGGGTACGCACTAATGTAACTGGTATTTCCAGTCCTATGGGGTTTGTTACTCCGCAGATGTTCGGCGCGGCGGGCAATGGGATCGCCGACGACACGGCAGCAATCCAAGCAGTGATTGATTTAGCTAAGGGATTAAC